AGAGCTGTCAAAACAGACTGGTATTCCAATGCCATTCTTATATCGAACAATAGATAATATCAAACAAAAAATAAGAGCCAATGTTATTCGCAAAAAGTAATGAGTACAAAAGACGACTTGAAATTTGTCGCACCTGTAAATTCTTCGAAGCATCGACACAAAGTTGTGGTCCATTGATCGTAGGTGACGAAGTAGAAACCGAAGTCCTATTCCGTCGTAAGTCGATTAAGTTGTGTGGTTGTGTAATGCCTATCAAAGCAAAGCTCGCGTTCGCATCTTGTCCTGCATCAAAATGGGACGGTGTTCTTTCAATGGAAGAACAAATAGAGTTCAAGCGTTTCTTGCTTGATATGAAAGCGCAAGGACGTTTAGAGCAGAAAGATATGCTGAAGTTCTATTCGTTCAAGGATAAAGCCACAGGCGCGTTTAACGAGCGTTCAACCTGTCCGCCTTGCGTGAAGAAAGACATTAATACGTTTCTTGAATCAATGAAGGATGTTGAAATAGGTGAATAACTTATCGTTGTAACAATTGACATTCAAAGTATATTTGTATAGTCAAGCGTTTTTGGTATTGCCCCCTTTTGTTTTCGCTTGACGGCTAAAAACAATTGGGGGTATATTTTTTATCGTCGGGAGTATTGAACGGCAGGGTAAAAGATGAATAAGGGCAACTGTGGGATTGTGTTATTAGCCCAATGGTATGACAAAGGAATAAGCCATACGACACACGGAGAGGCAATTCTTCGAAAGATAGATTCCAGACTAACGGACATTGCTGTTCACGTTAGGACACGAAAGCGAAAAGACTCATTCGACGGAGTAATTATCGCAAAAGTGAGAGTCCAACACATTAAGAAATTAGTGTGCTTGGATACTTCTATCTCTCACTTAGCTCAAGATCTATTCTCGGGAGTAATTAGTATAGTGAGTGTTTTTTTGAATTTAAGAAGTAACAAGATGAGTAAAGTAAGTAACAAAGCAAAGAGAGAGTTATTCGGTCAGATGTTGGACAAGTACAAAGAAAACAATGTAATGACTTGGAGAAACTTTCAAAATGCACACTTTCGAGTGTTCACTCCAACAAAGACTATCGACTTTTACATTAACAGTCTACGTTGGCACGACATTAAAAACAACCTACGAGGCGACTTGTTGAACTTACAAGAATTCCAAACACATTTACAATGATTTTAATCCCCGCTCAACTCGAAGCAGTAACAACGCGAAAGGACAAAACGTTAAAGTTGACCTTTGGAACGAATGAGTTAACACCTAACCAAGCGAGTGAACTATTTACTATCGCGAATCAGTTCGGTTACCTCGCTTTCAAAGACGAATCATTTAAGCGTGAAGAACTGGACGCAGTAGAAAGTCTTAAGTCAGAGTTAGAAGATACGTTAAAAAAGCCTTCACAACGATTGAGGGGTGTTCTATTCAGACTATTTGAACAAGACAACGATGGGTTCAAGACGTTCTCGAAATACTACGATTCTAAAATGGAACAACTTATTAACCACTACAAAGGAAAATTAGGGTAGTTCTTATATTTACATTTTAGCTGTTGTTAGCAGGTCAAAAACAGGAAAAAAAATGAAATTTGAGAAAGGCAAAAGCGGTAATCCAAAAGGACGTCCAGAAGGTTCAGTAAATAAGAAGACTGAAATGTGGCATCAATTAGGTGAGTACGTTGTGACGCAAGGAGCGGAGAGGGCAATGACTGTCCTTCACGCTATGGACGACGAAGACTATTTGCACTACTATCTCACAATGCTCGAATACTTCAAACCTAAACAAGCGAGAACGGTTCACGCTGGAGATAGCGAAGCACCAGTACAAATAATCATCAACGACAAATTATAACAACCAATTCGACAAATTACCGAATGAGCACCGCAACTTTGACATTTGACCTTACCGACTTCGACGATCGTTTCGAATACACACGAATGATTAAAGCTCTCGATATGGCAATGATGCTTTGGGAGTTACAGATGAACGGCTATCGCAAGTTCACCAAGTACAACGAACGTCAAGATGATGCGTACCAAGAAGGGATTGAAGAGGTGTTTGAATACATTCGCGGACTACTGCGAGAACACAACATCGAAGTTGAACAACTAATCGTATAATGTAAATTCGTCGCAAGTATAGTAGATTTTTGCGACAAACAACGAAGAAATAAACGTACAATAAGGAATGAGCGAAAACAAATTAAACTTTTTGAAATCTCAAATACGCGCTTTCAACCCAGAGTGGACGAAAGAGCAAATCGAGATGGAAGCAATACGCATATACAACGAAGCAAACACCATCGACGACGACGACGAAGGATGTTTGTATTGCGGTTCTTAATTACTAAAACATCACGAAAATTACGAAACCATTACGAAAGTTACGAATATGAGTATAAAAGTAAGTATACCCGCTGACTATTCAAGCATAAGTGTCAAGCAATATGTTGACTATCACAACGCAAAGAACGACATTGAGCGTCTTGTTTCAATCAGCAACTTGACCAAAGAACAGGCGGAGCAGATACCTTTCCAACACTTGCCGACGTTAATCCAAGCATTCGAAGGAACGTTGTTGAATGAGAGCGCAAAATTCTTTGAGACGATTACGATTAAGGACAAAGACTTTGGTTTTATTCCCGACCTCTATTCAATCAGTATGGGTGAGTACGCGGACATCTCAACGTGGGCTTCTGACGTGTCTACGAATATGGTGAAGATAATGGGGACGCTTTACAGACCTATCGACAAACGCGTGGGAACAAAGTACACAATAATCCCACATAGCAAAGCAAACAGAGAGTTAGTTGAAGGATATGTTGAGCAAATGACCCTTGAACAATTCAATGGTGCGATGCTTTTTTTTTCGACTTTGCTCAACGAACTAAGCAACACTTCGCTCGATTATTTGGAGAACGAGGTCAAGAAGTTGACGGAGGAGTTGACGGAGCAATTGAAGACAGAGACAACCTAAACCAAGTGTTGGGACGCTACGGTTGGTACCACCTTTTTATGGAAGCCTGCGGACGCGATATAACAAAGTTAGACGCAATTACGGAAAAAAGTGCTTGGGAAATATTTACATTTATGACTTACCTAATAGACTACAATTATGTCGAACGTACAAAGCTACAACGCTCTAATCGATAGATTCAAGGCTTTTGCCTCTGGACACTTTATTCTTAAAAGATTTTCTCACGGACAAATCGAAGTCTCTGACTTAGAAAAGTTTGGTGAATATCCATTTATGCACGTCATACCTTCCAACGTGACTTATTCGCAAGGGATGAAGACTTTCAGTTTTCAGATTGTCCTTGCTGACTTACCACGCGACAAAGAAGATAAGAGCGAATACCAACGCGAGGTTCTTTCAGACCTTCAGAGAATCGCAGAAGATTTGATTGCTGAGATTACGAACCACAGAGTTCTTTTCGGTGACTTAATCACGGTTAACAACGTAAGTCTTGAACCATTCCTTGAAGAGTTTCAACACACGCTAACAGGTTGGACGGTAAGTCTTGACCTTCTTGTCCCTTATTATTGGGACGCGTGCAGTATTCCTGCGGAGTGGAATGATTTCTTTGAAAGCGGAAGCGGTGGCACAGGATCAATACTAACGTTCATTGATAGTATCACACGCGACGAAAACGGAAACGTTAGTCTTGTGAATGACGAAGCCGAGCCTTCGCCAAATTACTACTACGGAACGAATGACGAAGGTGTGCGCGGTTGGTACTTGTTGACGGATGAAGTAGGTTTAACGTGCGTAACGCTTCCTTCTTGTCAAACGATTATAGACATCGAAGCAGCCATTGACGATCTTCAAGAGGAAATACTTTTGAAGGCGAACACAGCCGACATAAGCGCGGTAGGTTTCTCAAATGACTACAACGACTTAGACAACAAGCCAACGATACCAACAGGAACTGTTACAAGTGTTGGTTTAACAATGCCTGCTGCGTTTAGCGTGGCGAATAGTCCTATTACATCGTCTGGAGATATAGCAGTAACAGGTGCAGGAACGGTATCGCAATATGTGAGAGGTGACGGTAGTCTTGCAACCTTCCCTTCTTCAACAGGCGGTGGTGCTTCATTGTCATTCTATCTAAACGGTTCGGTGTCACAAGGAACATTTGGCGGTGTGGCTTTTAGAGAAATGGATAGAGTACCAATCATAGGTGCAGGAACAGATTTCACCATTGCAACGAATGGCTACATTCAATCTTTTATCACAGACGCTAACGTTCCAAACCTATTAGAAATACCAGCAGGAAATTGGAACTTCGAAACATATTTCAGCGCATCGAGTAATGGCGGCAGTCCTTCATATTACATTGAATTATACAAGTGGGACGGCACGACATTATCTTTGATTGCGTCGGGTTCAGCTAATCCAGAAGGCATAACGAACGGAACGGCAACGCACCTTTATGTTAGCGCGATAGCAGTACCACAAACGACGTTAGCTTTAACGGACAGATTAGCGGTTCGAATCTACGTCAACAATTCAGGTAGAACGATTAAACTTCACACCGAGAACAGTAACCTTTCGCAAGTCATAACTACATTCTCAACGGGCTTGACTGCGTTAAATGGCTTAACGGCACAGGTGCAAAACTTCGCAACGGGAACAGCGGGAACGGACTTCGGTATTTCGTCTGCGACAAGTACGCACACGTTCAATCTTCCTACTGCTTCAGCAGTTAATAGAGGTGCTTTGAGTTCAGCAGATTGGTCTACGTTCAACGGCAAGTTCAACCTTCCTTCGCTTACAAGCGGAAGCGTTCTATTCAGTAACGGCACAACGATAGCGCAGGACAACGCAAATCTTTTCTTTGACAATACTAACAATAGGTTGGGTATTGGAACGGCTACTCCTGCTTACAGTTTAGATGTAATTGGATCTGCCAAAATCAATAATAGTATTTTTGGATTAGGTACAACAGGAAATATATTACCTTTCATTGCCATAGCAGGAACAGGGACAGTAGTAATAGGCGGAACATCACCAAATACTCCTTTATTAAGATTTCAAGGTTCTCCGCTAAACTTTTTTATTGGAAGTACACAGGTCGCTCAATTTTTTTCAACAACTGGTAATCTCCTTCTCCAAAACGGAGGCACGTTTACAGACGCAGGATATCGATTAGATGTTAACGGAAGCGTTAGAGCAACAGGCTCAGGTTCATTTTATTTTGGTGCTGGTGTTATTGGTAATTCAGGACTTGCACTTTCTTCTACGGGAACAAATAATATATCAATTTATACAAATTCAACAGGTAGTGAAAAGTTAAGAGTTTTTGGAAACACAGGTAACGTATTAATCCAAAACGGAGGCACTTTTACAGATGCAGGGTACAAGCTCGATGTGAATGGAACGGCGAGGGTGCAGGGTAATACAACTATAAACGGATTTTGTTTTAACAATGGTATTTTTTCAAATAGCGGAGTAGTTAATATTTATCACAGGCAAGATATAAGTGTTGGAGTTGGTATACAAACAAATTCACCAACAACAACAGTAGCAAGAACGACATTTGCTATTAATGATAATTTCGCTCCAACAAGCGGAACAAATACTTATAGCAATCTTACTGTTCAACCAATCATTAATCAAACAGGAACAGCAAGCGGAATAAGTAGAGGTATTTATATTGCTCCTACTTTAACTTCAGCAGCAGATTTCAGAGCAATTGAAGTAGTGAGTGGAACAACTGTTTTAGCACCTTCAGTAACTGCGAGAGCATCGTTGAGAATACCAAGCGGAACAGCACCAACGTCACCTGTTAACGGAGATATTTGGTTTGACGGAACAAATCTTCAAATGAGAATAGGCGGAGTAACAAGAACATTCACTTTAATATAAATAAATACAATGGCTAAAATTCAACCAATCACTTTTCCTTTAAACGCAGGAACAGCAACAGAGATGAGTGTACTCATTCTCAACTTCGAAACGAGTGCAACCACTTGCACAACCTACTACGAATTAAAGACGGAAGAAGGCACAGTGCTTTCAAATGGTAACTACACTTTAACCGAAGAAGAATTTGCAGCGTGGGGAACGGATAACGAGTGGGTAACGGAGTGCGTGGCTAAATCAATAGGTGTAACAATTTTATCTTTATAATTATGAATCTTACAGAGGAACATTTAAAGCAACTTGACGCTTTCATTCAAGAGATGCCAGTTAAATTTGGCTTACCACTAATCCAATTTTTTAACAAGATAAAAGAGGAATCAGAGAAAGATGCCTAACGAATCGAGCGCACCAAACTTCTTCGCTGTGGTCAACGATATGGCAAAACGCTTTGTCGAGTTGATGCAGTCTGACTATCGTATGAAACGAAAGGTCGGACGCAACTTCACCAACGCGGTGGCAAGTGGTACGCTCGAAAAGTCTTTGAAATATAGACTGCAAATCAAAGGGCAAAACATCAACGTTTCGGTCTATGCGAAAGGTAAAGCGTCGCAGTATTTTCTTGCGCGTGAGAACGGAAGGAAACCAGGAAAGCAACCGCCTGTTGACGCGATTCTTGAATGGATGAGAATTAAGCCTATCAAGTTACGCGACAAGGAAAGCGGTAAATTCAAGAAGCCAACGGAAGCACTTAAAAGACAAGTGGCTTTCTTAATTGCTCGAAAGATAGGCAAACAAGGTATGAAAGGATGGCACGCTTTCGACTATGCAATGGAGAACATTTGGGACGAATACGAATCGAAGGTGGTCGCAGCATATCAAAAGGACTTCACCGCAACAATAGAAAACGAATTTAACGATATACAATAATGGCAATTACAATAGACGATCAACCATACCAATACACACCAATAGGTCAGCGACTTATGCTCGTTGCGTCGAGCGACAACGTGAGCAACGCAGGTTTTCGCTTCGTGTTTGACTTCGGTTCGTTTCAAGTGAACGTACAACCTAACGCAGCGAACAAAGGAATCTTAGACCTTGCACCTATCTTTCGTGAACAACTGCAACACGACGCTTTACTCTTGACGACATCAGCGGACACGGAGAACACCAGCGTCGCGTTTATCTCTTGCACGATTAAAGAAGGTTGGTTGGTCGACGGAGTGTTCACGGTAAGTGGTAGCGGTATGGCTGACATTGACGACGTGTACGCGTTCCTTGCTGAATACCAAGTAAGCGACGGATACAAACCTAATCCGAATACGCGCTATGCGTTAGACGGCATCACGAAGTACGCAATGAGCGAAAGAACGACCGACACTCACAAATGGATTGAAGCACCTTCACGCGGTCTTTCGAACGATTGGGTTTATGTTCCAACGCGTGTGGCTGACTATGGTGTTTTATACGCACCTTCTGAAACGGCATTACTTGCAGATAACGACTTCGACATAGTGGTTTTTTCTTCGTACGACAACAACGACGATTTGATTGACACGCAGTTTTTACCTTTGGCCGACAATCCTTCAATCGTGAATGTGATTGGTGCATTTTATGCTAACGTCAATTTGTGGGGTGGGTTGGATTTAACAGCTGCTAAATACTACACAATACAATTTGGAAAAGAAACAGCCTTCCCTATTTACACAGCTTCTTCACGTGTGTATTGTTTTTACCTTGTTCCTGACGATTGTCGCTTTGACAATGTGCGTCTGGGTTGGACGAATACTTGCGGTGGTGTGGATTACTTCAACTTCACGAAGAAGTCGGAGTTGTCGTTTAACTACGATCGTAAGCAATACCAAAAAGTAGTTGGAACATACAACGCTTCAACCTTTGGTTTCAACAACTTCGACAGAGGCACAACGGATAGATACGTGACCACAACAAAAGGACTGCAAATAAATAGTGATTGGGTATCGGTTGGTGAGTTCAACCTACTTCAAACGCTTTGCCGTTCAAATGACGTGTTTATCATCAACGACGACGGAACACAAACACCTGTATTGGTCGACACTCAAAACTTTGTTATCAAGGACGAACGCTACTCTAAATTATACAACGTTACTTTGAATTTGAAATACTCTCAACCTGTTGGCTTATGATGAACCAAGTGATACTAACGCTAACGGACAACGACGGAAACAGCGCGATTCTCGACCTTTACGAGAACGAGAAGATGCACTTGAACTATAAGTTTACAGACATCACCGACTTCGCTTCTGTGGGTAATTACTCGCAGGAGTTTCGCGTTCCAGCATCAAAGACGAACACCGACTTTTTCGGTGCTATCTTCAACGTAAACTTCGACGGGTGGTTTGACTTTCGCAAGAAGGTCGACGCGGTGTTGACAGTAAACACTATTCCTATCGCAAGTGGTCACATTCAAGTTAAAAAGTTGTACTGGCAAAGTGGTAAGTTGTTCGAGTTTGAAGTTGTATTCTTCGGTGAAGTACCAAACCTTGCACGTTTACTCAACGAGAAAAAGTTGAAAGACATTGAATCGATTGTAGCAGGTGACTTAGACTACGATTTACTTCACGAGAACGTGGAAACACCACCCAACGAACACACGATTCTAACTCTTTGCGATAAGTGGAATCTGACGGCAACGAACGTAGAAGGACAACCTGTTTATTCAACTACTATCGGAGGACAACCGACCTATAAACCGCTTTACGTTGGTCACTTAACACCAGCTGTTAAAGCACAATACTTGTTCGACCAAATAATGAGCGACGCAGGTTTGCAGTATTCGAGTGATTACTTAAGCGAAATACTTGAAGATGTTTACGTTCCTTTCGTGAATGGTCAGTATTTGAATAGTTCGTTAGGACTAAATGACATTACAAGTACATTGGCTTTGGCTTCAAATGTAACAGGTCAAACATTCGGTCCTGGAGATGTTCAATACAATTTGTCGGCTGCTCTGACTGAATACAACGATCCGAATAACGATTGGGCAAGTGGTATTTTCACCGCGCCTTTTAGTGGTCAATTTTCTTTCAAAGTTTGGGCAAGTGGAACAATTACTTCTTCTACATTTTTAACAAGTCTATTTATTAGACCTGAATTTTATGTGAACGGAACTTTTGTTTCAACACCTACGTCTTCATTTTCAGCAGACACTAACTTTTCAAATAGCGTTATTAATACGGTTGATTTAAGCGAAGGAGATACTTTAGAAATTCGTTTAGCTCTTACATTAAATGACGACGGAACAACAGGACCTGCGGACGCTACAATTACTTTTATAGGTAACGGAGCAAATGATTACACGGGAACGGGTGTTGAATTGGTAAGCGTTGGAACGGCACTAACAAACGACACCGTTCTTATGGAGTACAACGCTCCAGATATGAAACAAATTGATTTCATCACATCAATTCAAAAGATGTTTAACCTTGTTTTCGTAGCCGATAAGACGCTTCCGAACACGCTTCGAATAGAACCAATGGTCGAATACATCGCAAGTGGTAATACGTTGGATTGGTCGCAGAAGTTGGACTTGTCGAAAGATATAATGTACTCTCCAACGACTGACCTACAAAAGGCGAAGTTCTCTTTCACATATGCAAGTGATTCAGACTTTTATAATTCAGTATACACCGACAACGGACGCACCTATGGACGCTACGAAGTAACAGAAAACGATTTCGAAGTAATCAATGAGTTCGCAACAGGAGAAGAAAAAGTAGAGTTAGCGTTTGCGTCTACACCTTCAGCACCTGTTCAAAGCACAGACCTTGTTGTGCCTGTTTTCACCAACGCAGAAGGACAATTCGTACAACCGAAACCACGCATACTATATTATTTCGCAGACTTCTTCGTGAATATGTTTGATGAAGTGAGTGGTGACGTGGTGCAAACAGCGGTTAAGTGTTTGAACAATTACTCGACAATGAACGCAACGGTGACGGATTCAGACCTCAACTTCGCTCCCGAAGTACCTATTCACACAATCATTGCGAATCCATATGACAACCTTTACAATCGTTGGTGGCGCAATTATTACCGCGAACTATTCGACGGACAGGCGCGAATTTTAGAAGGAATGTTTGCGTTAACGTTGAACGATATATTTAGCTTTCAATTTAGCGACAAGATATGGATTATTGATTCTTGGTGGCGCGTGTTGGAAATTCAAGGCTACGTTGTAGGTGAGCAAGATATGACCAAAGTAAAACTTATTCGCGTTCTGGATATCGACAACGATTGCGACCTTACACCTGTTTCCGCCAACCTTGACCAAAGTCTTAATTGGGAAAATGCGAATGGTGATTCTGCGACAATTACGCAAGACTGTTGTCTACGTTTTGGTTACAATTGGAACAGCACAAAGAACAACTGCTATTCACAACCAAACAACGGAACGCGTTCTTTCATAACACAACAAGCACCATCACTTGCACCAACGCGCTTCGGTGCGCCTGTGAGTTTCGGTGGTTCGATTAGTCAGCCAGTTAGAACGATAACAACAGACTACGTTGTGACGAACTTCGACAGAATGATTTTCGTAGATACAACCGCAGGAAGCGTAACGATTTATTTGCCTTCAGCAACCACGACGGCAGGACGTGAATTGATAATTCAAAAGTCTGTCTCTGCTAACGGAGTAACAATACAAGCATACACAGGAGAAACTGTTGAAGGAAGCGGAAGCGTTACGTTGAGCGCAATGGGTGATACAATAACAATTATATCAAATGGAAGCGACTTCAAAGGAACAAGTACAAAATAAAGCAAACGCAATGGTCGCTTGTTTAGAGTTTATCAAACTCAACGTAAAAAGCGAAAGTGAGTTCGGAAAATTGGCGAACGGAAAGCGTAAGTTAAAAATGTGGAAGCACTACGCGTGGAAAATTACTCGCATTTCGGTAAACGTCGCCTTTTGGATATTTATACTTTATAAACTACTCTCATAATGGCGAATACAATTGACTTTAATGTAAACACAAACGCGGTCACCGTCCTCAATCAGACGGCAACAGCGGCAGACAATACAGCGCAAGGGTTTAGTTCAGCGAAGGCGGAGTTACGCGCGTTGAATCAGCAGTTGTTGCAAATGGATTCTTCGAGTGAAGAATTTAAGAAAGCGTCCGCCCGTGCTGCTGAATTGAAAGATAATATCGGTGACCTTTCTGCTGAGATTAATGCCAATGCAGGTAATGCTTTCGAAGGTCTTTCGAATAACATCGGATTATTTAGTTCTCGTTTAATGTCGCTTGACTTAAAAGGAGCAGGTCAGTCATTGAGCGCAATGGGAAATGCGGTTGGTCGCATTGATTTTAAGACAGTAAAAGACGAGGTTGGTGGTTTGGTTAAGGGTTTGGGAAATTTAGCAGGTGCTATTGTAGGCAATCCATTGCTTGCGCTTGGTGGTGCTGTTGCTTTACTTGTTTTAAATTTCGACAAGATAAACGCAGCGTTAAGTGGAACGACTGAAAAAATAGAAAAGTTAGGCGAAGCAAATGCAGCGTTAGAAAAACAAAATCAAATTTTAGACGCTCGTTTAATTAAAGAAAAGGCTTTATACGGTGAAAGTTTTAAAACTCTTGAACTTGAAAAAGAAAAAGCGCAGAACAATATAAAAGTTGCAGAGAATGAACTTGCAATTGCAAAGACAACTGGAGATATTAATTTAATTCGTGAGAAGGAAAATAGGTTAATTGAAACTCGTAACTTATTAAGTGGTATAACAGCAGGAGGTGAAGCAGATAGAATAAAAGGAATTGAAAAAGCAAAAGAATTAACTATTGAAGGATATAAAGAAGAAGAAGATAGAAAAAAAGCAATAGCTGAATTTGAAGATTTAAGAGCGCAACAACTTGCAGTTATCGCAGAAAAGCAAAGGTTAATAAAAGCCAATCTTCAAAAAGAAGAATTGATTGGAACAGAGCAACAATACACAACTGAACGCGCAAACTTTGTTCAGAAAGATATTGAAACAAAGAAAGTTTTAGTTGTTAGCGACAGACAAAAACAACTTCAAGCCGAATTAAATCAACTTGTTGAAGAAGAACAAATTTTAAGAAATGCAAAACTTGCAATTGCAACAGGTACAACTGTTAACGAATTAAAAGCGCAGGAGTTAGCATTACAAAAAGACTTAAACAATGAGAATAAGACAGCAGAACAACTTCAAAAAGAAATAGACGATTATAATAAATCGCAACAAGAAATAACTGATATTTTAGCCAAATGGGAACAAGAAAGACTTGACGCGCAATTAAAAGCACAACAAGATTATATTCACGCAAATCAAAGCGCACAGGCTAACGAATTATATGATTTAGAGCAAAAGAAAATAAAAGAACTTGCAACATTTGAAGGTTCTGAAGAAGATAAAATTTTAATAAATGAAACTTATCGTCTTTTAGAATTAGACATTGAAAAAAAATACGACGATTTAGCACTTCAGCAACAAATTGAGGTTAATGAAAAGAAAAAAGCAGCAGATGATAAAGCAGTTGAAGACGCAAAGAAAGCAGAAGAAGAAAAACTTGCAGCAGAACAAGCCGCTTTCAACGCACGAATTGGACTTGTTTCAAGTGGATTGCAAGCACTTGGAGCGTTGAATGAAGCATTTACTAAAAAAGGACAAAAAGAATCTAAACGTCAATTTCAAATTCAGAAATCTTTGAATCTTGCGTCTGCTGTTGTAGATACTTACGGAGGTATAAACAGAGCGTTAAACGACAAGACAATGCCTTCAACAACCGCTCGTATTATTCAAGCGTCAATCGTTGGAGCAATGGGACTCGCTAACGTGTTGAAGATTTCAAAGACGGAATACGGAAACGCAAGCGCACCTTCGGGAACGAATATGAGTACAGGTGGTGGCGGTGGTGGAACGGATGCTCCTTCACCTGCGAACTTCGCCTTTGTCGGCAACCAACCCAACCAACAACAACCACCGCTTCAAGCGTACGTCGTTGGAACGCAAGTCAGCAGCAATTTAGAGGCACAACAATTAATACAAAACCAATCAAGATTAGGAGGATAAAACAATGAAAAAAATTAAAGTTATTGAATACGGAATCGACGACGCAGGACTGCTCGGAGTGTACGCGATTAGCGTAGTTGAACAACCTGCAATCGGTGTCGACTTTGTCGCACTAAGCGAACAACACAACGTGAAGTTCAAAGAAGATTTTAGAGGTCTTTTGTATGGAGCGTTATTGATTCCCGATCAACTTATTTACCGACGCAACGACGAAACGGACGAAGAATACTACGTTAAGTATTCCAAAGATACCATTCGTGCAATTGCTTACAATTATTTGAAACAAGCAAACCAAAACAACGCAACAGTTGAACACGCGAAAGTTGTTGACGGAGTTTCTTTGGTTGAGACGTGGATAATCGAAGGCGAGAACGACAAGTCAAAGAACTTCGGCTTTGACCTTCCAGAAGGTACTTGGTTCGGTTGCATGAAAGTGGAGAATGAAGAAGTAAAGAAGCAAATACAAAATAAAGAGGTGTTAGGTTTCTCAATTGAGGGAAACTTTATCGCAGAAAAAGAAATGTATTTGAGTAAGCACGAAGAATTTGCAGCCATTCTCGCAGAGATTGAACAACTTCTAACCTTAGCCACGCAAGAAGAAATAGATGCGCGTTACGACGATTATATGAACGCTGTGAATATGACTTATTCAGAACTAAAAGCGTGGAGTGAAACTGAATGTTCAACTTTGGCTTCACTTGATCGTTCACCTATCGAACGTAATCTCGAATTACTTCAAACGAATAAAGCGGATTGGACAAATAAACACTACGAAGATGCGGGAAAGACAATTGCCTTCATAAATAGAATGCGTGAAAACCAAGCAGGTGACATCTTAGAAGACAGCAATGGGAATGTTTGCGGAAGTAAGCGCACAATTTCTCTTTTGAATTGGGCATATAATCCGAACAAGTAAATGAATATCGAAGCAGGGGGTTTCTTTAAGTTGGAGTTATTCAACGACGACGCTAACCTGTTTCTCAATGCGCTCACGAAGATAACGAATGAGGGCGGTAAAATGGGTTTTAAGACGTACGGATTGAGTGAAGATGAATTGAAAGTATTAAATACTATTCTCGACAATTTAGGATAAAAAAAAACGGAGGGTAATCACTCCCTCCGTCAAACCTAAAAATCAAATTCAACCTATGAAAAAGCGAATTACGAAACAAATATACCTCTTTTTATATATATCATTCAAACAAACAATTAACATTTTTATGAATCTACGAGAAAAAGTAAACGCTCTTTTCGCCAAACACAACGTTAGCCTATCAGCCGAAGAGGTTGTTGAGGTTAAACAAATGGTTGAGGCGATTTTAGAGGACGGTACAAGCATTTACTCAGACAGCGACGTTTGGGCTGCAGGTGTTCGTGTATTCGGCAAAGACGCAGAAGGCAACGAGGTTGTTTTGGCTGACGGAGAATACAAGACAGCTGAAAGCATCATCGTTGTAGTTGCAGACGGTGTTGTAACCGAATTAAAACCAATGGAAGAAGAAAAAGAACCAGAGGTTGAAGTAGTAATCGAAGAAGAACAAACTTCTGAGGTTGTTGCTGAAGAATCACTAAGCGCAGAGGTTGAAGGACTTTTGTCGTTGGTTGCTAAGTTGGAAAGCGAACTTGCTGACATTAAGAAAGCAAACGAAACACTTTCAAGCGAAGTAACAAAATTAAGCGCACAGCCTGCTGCGTCTTCAATCAAAGAAGTAAAACAGGCAAAACAAACACCTTCAAAGCCATACGCTAAAATGTCGGCTGAGGAGCGTTTCTTATTTCATCTTAAAAAATAAAAAAAAACAAACAATAAAAAATGGCTACTACTACAAATTTGACCACAACATACGCTGGTCGCGAGGCGGCAGGTTATATCCGTGCTGCGTTTTTAAGCAACGAATCACTTTCTGCGCTTACAGTAAAAGAAAACATCGAGTACAAACAAGTTGTTCGTCGTCTTGTTGACAACGTAACTTTCGCAAATGCTACTTGTGACTTCACTCCAACAGGAACTGTTAACTTAACAGAGCGCATCTTAACTTTGGAGAAATTCCAAGTACAGCGCGAATTGTGTAAAAATACGTTTTTATCGGATTGGGAATCTCGTTCAGAGCAAAACAACGAACTTCACGCTTCATTGACCGACGCATTAATTGCTAACGTAATGGCAGGTGTTGCAGCTCGTAACGAAGTTTTGATTTGGCAAGGTGTTAACGCAAACGCAGGTGAGTACGCAGGATTCGAGACATTGTTCTTGGCTGATGCTGCTGTTCTTGACGTTGCTGATCCAGAGGCAATCACTTCTGCAAACGTAATCGACGAAATGAACAAACTTGTTTTAACACTTCCAACACGCGTTCGTCGCGCTACTGAGAAGCCTGTTATCGCGGTTTCTTCAAATGTTGCTGAAGCATTCAGAACTGCAATCTTAGGTCTTGGCGGTGGTTCTTACTTGTATCAAGGAGAAACTGTTAAGATGACTTGGCAGGGACAATACGACATCATCGAGTGTCCTGGTATGTCTGACGACACAATGGCTATGTACCAAAAGTCAAACCTTTGGTTCGGAACTAACTTACTTGACCAATGGAACACCGTTGCAGTTTTAGATATGTATCAGTACGATCTATCAAACAACGTTCGTTTCTCTTGTTCATTCTTCGCAGGTGTTCAGTACGGATTCGGTGACGAAATCGCGTTCTACCAATACACTGCATAATCTCAACCATTCTAACCCTTGCATAATAGAGGTAGCGGCTTAAACACCGCTCCTCTTTTGTGCTAATAAATAAAAAAAAATTTTATGTCATGTACTCTAAGTAGCGGATTTACACTGGATTGTAAGGATTCGATCGGTGGTATAAAACAAATTGTTTTGGTTGACAAAACAGAAGTAACGTCTTTCACTTTGGACGCTAACGAAATTGTTACAGCAATTAACGGCCCTGCAAGTGGTGATTTGTACACGTACGAACTACCAACACAAACAGGATCGTTTGAAGAAACAATTAACTTCAACCGCGACGCGGGAACTATTTTTTACACGCAGACTGTAAACGTAATGTTGCAAAAGTTAAGCGCAGCAAAGCGTTTAGAATTGCAATCAGTTGCACAAGCTCGCGTTATTGTTTTTGTAAACGATACAAATAACAATTGGTGGGCTGTTGGTTATGAGTATGGAGCAGACCTTTCTACTTCAACAGCTGCAACAGGAACGGTTTTGGGAGATATGTCAGGTTTCACCTTGGCCTTCACTCACGAATCTGGAAAGCGCGCTTACTTGTTGAGCGGTTCGCCTGTGTCAATTCTTGACTAATCAATCAAAAAACTTTTACACACATAGGGACAAAGCG